TTGTTGACGTTCAGCTTCTCGCGGGCGTCCAGCACGTAGTCCTTCGCGGTCGTGTGGTCCAGGCCACCCAGCCGGCCGCTCTTGTTGGGGAAATACTTGTGGACCTGGCCGAGCAGGCAGCGATCCACGCCACGGGCGATGGACAGCATGGCCGGGTGCAGGTAGATGTCCTTCAACTCCTGGAAGGACTTGCTGCCTTCACCGTCACGGATGACGAAGGACTCGTAGAACCACTGGTCCAACGGCACCGGCACGTTGGTGGCGGTGGCGTCCTGGTGGACCAGCGGGGTGCCATCCACCTTGCGGCGGACCCGGAACTCGCCCGGCTTGCGCGTGTTCACCACGTCGCCGAACTTGGCGATCTGGTTCTCGAAATCGCGGTGGACGAGGTTCGCCATGACCATGTTCTCTTCGAGGATGGCCAGGCCCTCTTGCGCCCACAACTCGGGGATGTAGGCGTCCAGACTGTTGTCGTAGCAAGCCACGAAGGGCTGGCTGAGGTAGAGACGATTCATCGTTGTTCTCCAAAGCTGATGGATTGATTCTGCTCAAAGGCGCTGGATAGTCACCGTGACCAGTCAGCCGCCGGAGCGACCTTTCACCGACCCCTGAGAGGTTTCTAGCGGCGTTTGGGGGCCAATCCGAGCAATTCAGGGTTCTTCTCCCGGATTTCCCGATACTGCGTGGGAGTCAACTTCCGCACGTCGATCTTGCCGCCTTGACCCGGCATGAGGCCGCCGGTGGCCGAACTCGAACCGATGCCCGACACGACGTTGGACCTGAAGAGGTTGCCCCATTGCTCGGGCATCTCCTTCATGCGCTTCACGGCCTCCTCGGGCGAACGGGTCATAATCGCTTGCTCGTTGGTGGTGGCGTCCACATCGGGCATGTCCACTACCGGCTTGTACTTGCCGGTGGGCTTGCCCGTCTTCTCATCCATGACCTCGATCACCCGCGTCCAGGGCCGCAGTTGCGTGACGAGCTGCGCGGGGTTGAACGCCTCGTGCTTCACCGCAGCATCTTGCAGCGAGCGGTCGATGGTGGAGTCCCGGAACAGGGCTTCCCAGGTCTGTGCCTTCTTCGCGGATTCCTCGATCTTGGCCTGGTACTGCTCCTCCAACTGGCGCTTCTCCAAGGTCAACTGCTGCTCCTTCGTGCGCAACTGGCCCGCGATGGTGTCCAAGTTCTCCTTCAAAGTCTGACGCTCCTGCTCCGTCAGGCTCTTGCTCTTGGCCAGTTCGTTGAGCTGCGACTCCATCTTCTGCAACTGGACCTGGTGCTTGCGGCGGTCTTCCGCCAGGAAGCGGTTCAGGTCGTCCTGCGTGAATCGCGAATCGCCGGCTGCCGCAGCGGCACCCGCGCTCGCGCCAGCACCCGCGCCAGCCCCCGCAGCGGCAGCCGCGCCTGCGCCCGCCCCCGCGCCTGCGCCGGCACCGTCAGCAGCGCCGCCCTCACCCTCGAAACACGACACCCACGGACGCGACAGATACAGAGATCGGAACATGCGAACATTCCTCGGCCCGAATGGAACAAATAGCAGACTGTCCACCTATTCGGTTTTTGGCGGCGTCTGACCCGGCGAAGGTGCCGGTGAAAGGGAGCCAGGACACACGGCCTAGCTCATTCGTGACAGATGCAAGGCATCCGAGTCGCGCAAGAACGGCTTAAGCAAGCGCCACGCGACGGAACTCGGCACCAGGTTGATGATGTGCTCGATGGGCAGTTGCGCACGCTCGTAAGTCGTCTTGACCGTGCCGTAGCCCATCGCACTGATGGCCAGATTCTCCAATTCCAATTCTGGGTCTTTGCCATCCAGCAGAGCGTAAGCAATCTCGTACTCGGCGATGCGGATGGCCTCGGGCACCTCGGTGTCTTCACCGCGCGGGAACTCCAAGGGCTGACTCGCCTCGGCAGCCTGGATGTTCTCCAACGCCACGCCGGTCGTGTCCGAAGACCCGCAGAGCGTATAAACGCTGTGTTTGATGCCTTTGTAGTTCAAGGCGTCGATGATCCCTCGGGCCGCGATCAGCGCCTTTTCGTGGTCGGCATCGCTGGCGGCCGACCATGCCGTCTCATGGAGTCGCTGGGCAAAGTAGCTCGTCGCTTCGGCAACCCGCTCGGCCGGCGTGTCGCCGTCCGCCTTGCCGTAGTAATCGAAATCGAGCGCCATGGCCCACCTTTAGCAAGCGATCCACGAGTATCCCTGGTCCGCCGCCCCGCCCTTCAGGTAGACCTTGTTCAACTGGTCCACGTAGATCGGCGGAGTGACCTGACCGGCCGAGAGGATGAAGCCGTCGCCAACGTTGGACACCGTGGTCCCGATCAGGATGATGCCGGTATTGGCCCCATTTGCCCGGACGACCACGTACTTCTTGACCTCGCCGCCAACGTCGTGACCCGGCGCAACAATGGCGACAGAGACCGCCGCGCCGCCGGCCTGAGCGACGGCAACGGCCACTGCATGGCCCGCGCCCGCCAGGTCCACGTCGGTTGCCGCCATCACCGCCACAGGCTGCCCGGCCAGAGCACCCTTGAACTCCACGGTCCAAGGGCCGCCGGCACTGCCGGTGACGGCCACGTTGCCGGTCCCCACGGCGACCAGGGCCTCCAAACCGGCCTGAACATCCGCAGCGGCGGCGTTGTACGCAATGCTCACCGTCGTCTCGCCACCCAAGGAAAGGGTGAAGTGGCCGCCCGTGGCCGTAACGGTCACGGTCTGCTGGGTGTTGGCGGCCGTCAGCTTGCTCGCATCGGCGACCATCGCCGGCTGCGGCTGGCCGCCCTGGGCGTTCTTGAAGCTCACCGTCCACGGGCCGCCGGCACTGCCCGACACGGCGACGTTACCGCTGCCGACAACCGCCTCCAAGGCCGCCTGTACGTCGGCCGCAGCAGCATTGAGCGCAATCGCGGCCGTCGCCACGCCGCCCACGGCAAGGGTGAACGTCCCGGCGCTGGCCGCCACCGTCACCGTCTGTTGGGCGTCCCCGCAGCCCAGCCGCACCACTGGATCGGTGCCGACCGTGCCGCTGCCGACGCGAAAACTCGGCTGTGATTCACGAGCGATCTCAACGACGAACATGGGTCATTCTCCCGTAAAACGGCCCTGGCCGCGGACGCGCGAGGTCAAAGTGTCTTGTAGATCGGTGTTGCGGCTGGCGGCCTTCTCTTCCGCACCCGCGTTGGGATCGGCCGAAAGGTCCGGGACGCCCCGCGCCGCCGGGTCGCCGCCTCCGCCTGCGCCCCCGCCGCCCTTGTCCATACCCTGACTCTCGGCGATGACCTTCAGCCGCGCCGCGTGGTCCTTCCGGGCCGCCAGGTACTCGTCGTCGTCGAAGCCCAGGGCCACGGAACCCGTCTGCTCGCCGACCAGTCCCGCCTGCGCCGCCAGGATGATCGTCTGCGGGTCGCTGTTGGTGTAGTGGGCGTTGTCGATCTCTTGATTGATCGCTTCCAGGTCGTCTACGCTGACTTTCCCGCCCAAGAGCGCCTGCACGATCCCCTTGGACAATTCGCGTTTAACCTTCCGGCCAGGCACAGCGTTCATCAGCTTCGTCAAGTCCTGCGCCTCCTTGATGCGGTCGGCGTCGGTCTTGAGCGAATAGCGATCCGGGTATTTGATCGTGGCGACTTCGCGCTTCGAGACCACCCGCTCTTCGTAGGCGGCCCAGTGCTCGCAAAGCTGCCGCTCGGCGCTCTCCAGCAGCAGGCCGATGTAGCTCAGGCCCGCTTCGAGGCCCTGGTTGTCCATCACCTTCGACTCGGCCGAGGCCCGCACCGCTAGCGCCGAGACCGACAGATTGACCAACTCGCGGATGTCCTGCTTGAGTCGGTTCTGCAAGTCCAGGCTTGCCCTCAACGGTTCGGCGGACGGGTTGATGAAGGCCGGGGGATTCATCCCCTTGTCGTAGGACCGGCCGTGGGTCGCGCCGACCTGGATGTCCGTCTCGGCCGCGCCTTGGCCGCCCGTGGTGGCCGTGCCGTCCGCCGTGGCGGCCTGCTTCAAGTGCGCACCCACCGCCCGCAAGTCTTTCTGCTCGATGTAGAACGGGAAGTTGCTCCGCAGGGCGTAGCTCACGTCGCTCGAACCCAGATTCAAGAGCGCGATCTGGTGGCCGCACACGTCCTTAATCAGACTGTTGTTGATGTCCAGCATCACGAACGGGATGCGGGGCAGTTCCAACTCGATGGCCCCGCTCGGCTGGCCAAACTGATCGACGGGCGCTCCCTGAATGTCGTAAAACTGCAAGTTGACCTTGCCGGTGTCCGGGTTGATCCACAGATAGCGATACCGCTGCACCTGGACGGTCGGAAGGAAATAGCTCTGGTCGAACTGCATCACCGTGTCCCGCAGCAGGACCGCCTGAAACTCGCTCGGCTCTTCTGGCTTCGAGCAGGTCCAGCTAAGGATGTCTTCGATGTCGTACCGATAGAGGTACG